TTTTTCAGGTCCAGTGACTTCTACTGCTGGTTTTATTAGCGGTTCAGACTCTCTGGTTTCTATTACAGCAGACGCAACAATTACATCTGCATCTCATGCAGGACGCACAATGAACCTCAACGTAGCGTCAGGCGCAACTTTAACACTTCCAGCAGCGGCTGGAACTGGCAATACATATCGTTTCTTTGTCCAAACTACAATTACTTCAAATAACTATGTTATTCAGGTAGCTAATGGCGATGACACAATGTCTGGTGTTGCAGTGGTTGCAAATGATGGTGGTGCTACAGCTTCTATTTTTGAAACAGCAGCAGACAGTGACACCATTACATTAGATGGTACTACAACTGGCGGTATTCTTGGCGGTCACATTGAAATCCAAGATGTTGCTTCAAACAAGTTTCGCGTTTTAATCAATCAAGCAGCTACTGGAACAGAAGCAACTCCATTTAGCGCAGCCGTTTCATAGGTGACGCATGGGTAAGCTAAACATGATGAACCCTCGAAAGAAGGTTCGAGCTAGAAATAAAGATGGCACGTTAAAAGCAGATGATCCATCCACGCCTAATGTAAATGAAGCGTGGGAAGAAAAGCCTGTAAAAAATAAACGTGGCCGTCCATCAAAAAAAAAGGATAGCTGATGGCTGATATCGTAACAACAACTACGATAGAAGATAACCCACGCGAAGCTGTGTTTGCTTTTCAGTATCAATATGTCGATACTGGTGACGAAAGCGCAGTTAGTAAAATTGATGTCTCTTCACTTGTTAAAAACTCAAATGGAGAAACATGTACAGGCGTGAGAATTCTAGAGTGTTGGTGGATTATTCAAGGCATGACAGTAGAAGTGCTTGCAGATGCAAGTGCTGATATTATTATTATGCATTTAGCTGAAAACCAACAAGGCTATCATAGTTTTGAAAAATTTGGTGGGCTTCCTTCAAGCTCTTCATATGGCACATCTCCAACTGGTGACATTAAGTTTACCACAACAGGAGCTGGCGCAGTTGGAGATGCATATCAGGTAATTTTGCGCGTAGCTAAAAAATATTAGATTAGGTGGCTTCGGCCACCTTTTCAAAATTAGGAGTGATTTATGGCTACTTCAGGAACAGTGGCGTTTCGACCAAATGTAGAAGAAATTATTACCGAAGCATTTGAACGCTGTAATATAGATACGCAAACTCAAACAGGCGACAAAGCAGTTTCTGCTAGGCGTAGCCTTAACCTACTCTTCTCTGAGTGGGCAAATAGAGGTATTAATTACTGGGCTGTAGATCAGCAAACACTAACGCTAGTGAACGGCACAGAGGCTTACACACTGCCAGTAGGAACAATTGACATTCTAAGTGCAGTTATTCGGGATAGTGCAACTGGTACAAATTCTGATCAACTTATCAATCGTGTGTCGATTGCAGATTATAATCAGCTTCCAAACAAAACATCTGGAGGCAAGCCAAGTCAATACATGTTAGATAAGCAATTTACGCCTGTCATCTATTTTTGGCAAGTTCCAGATACCACAACATATAGTATGGTCTATTGGGCAATTAGACAGCTTGAAGATGTTTCAGCATCAAACCAAGACGCAGATATACCATATCGATGGAACGAATGCATTTGTGCTGGACTAGCTAGTAAACTAGCTATGAAGTTTGCGCCTGAAAAATTTTCAATTCTAAACGAAATGTATGAACGCGCATTTAATTTTGCAGCGGCATCTGACAATGACGGCGTTTCTTTGAGGGTTCAGCCAACTGCGCTGAATTTATATTAATGGGTAAATTTGCAAGAGGAAAAAAATCTCTAGCAATAAGTGACAGAAGTGGTTTGAGGGTCAAATACACTGACCTAAAAACAACTTGGGATGGATTGCGTGTCGCTCCAGATGATTGGGAGCCAAAGCAACCACAGTTAACGCCAGCTAAAAATGTTGTAGACGCAACTGCACTATTTAATCCACGCCCAGACAATGATCCAGAAAACGTAGAGTTTTTTGTAGGTTATAATTATGACATTTTTTTAGATCCTCGTCAGCGCCCTCCAGTGGGTATACATGGCCTTGGAACTGTTGGCTCAACTGGTCTTTTTATAGAAATGGAAGTTTCAGTTACTGGAGTGGCTGGTACAGGCGCTGTAGGCACATCCTTTCCAAATCCAGCAATAAATCCAGCAACTGGCACAGGGGCAATTGGATCTTCTTCAGTTGTTATTTCTTTTGATATAAATGTCACAGGCGTTGCTGGAACTGGCGCACTTGGCGATCTGATCTTTGCCACACCAGTAACAGGATTGGCTGGCACAGGTGCTATTGGATCATCAACAGTTGAACAAGACTTTGATGTATCAGGCGTAGCTGGTACTGGGGCTATTGGAACATTAGCGCCTGAACAAGAACAACCCATCACAGGCGTGGCTGGAACTGGCGCTATTGGATCATCAACGCCTGAACAAGACTTAGAAATATCAGGTGTAGCTGGCACTGGAGCTGTTCATATTATTGGTTCTGGCGCTGGAAGTGATTTTAATGTAATTGTTGATCCAGTTACTGGTCTTGGTGGTGTTGGTGCAACAGGAACTGAAGTTGCAGAATCTGAAATATCCGAAACAGGCTTGGCTGGTACAGGTGCAATTGGTGATGGAAGTGTTGTTCAGCCAGCAGTTGGATTTGGTAATAATGCGTGGAATAGTGGATCGTGGGGTAATGGTTAATGAATTACACACAATTAGTAAGTAATATTCAAAACTTCTTAGAAGACGATAGCACAGAGCTTTCGGCATCTATTGATCAAATTATAGGACAAGCTGAAGAAATGATATTTCAGCGTTTGCCAAATTTGCCATGCTTTAGAAAAACAACATCAGCAAGCCTTGTGCAAGGCACATCAGATTATGTTGTGCCATCTGCAAGAATGATTAGACAAGTTTCAATTATTACATCAAACGTAGTATCTTATTTAAATCACAGAGTTGATTCTTATTTGCGTGATTACGCACCAAACGCCACAACTCAAGGCGTTCCAGAAATGTATAGCACTAAAACAGCAGCTATTGGAGGAACAACTATTACTGTTGCGCCAACTCCAGATGCTACAACATCAACTTATCAGGTCGATTTTATCGCACCAGAAACAGGCTTGAGTTCAAGTAATGCAAATACTTGGGTTGGAGATAACGCAGAAAATGTGTTATTAGCAGCGTGTCTTTACGAAGCATCAGCCTTTTTAAAAGCTGGAGAAACTTTGACGCTTTATAAGACACAATTTGACGAAGCAGTACAATTATTTGTACAAGAGATGCAGCGAGACTACGCAGCAGAATATAACGGAGGCTTATAATGGCTATTACTCAAGCAATGTGTACAAGTTTTAAAGAAGACTTGTTTCAAAAAGAACAGGATCTAGACTCAGATACTATCAAGATTGCGCTGTATACTTCATCAGCGTCATTAGGTGCAGCAACAACTGCTTATACTACCAGTGGCGAAGTCGCTTCTGGCAATGGATATACAACAGGTGGTGAAACACTTACCAGTCCAGTCATCGGAACAACAGGAACAACAGCACACGTTGATTTTGCAAATCCAGAATGGACATCAGCAACATTCACAACTGCTGGCGCTTTGATCTATAACGACACAACAGCAGGCAACAATGCAATTGCAGTGTTGAGTTTTGGCGGTGATTTTACAGTAACTTCAGGTACATTCAGAATTGTATTTCCAGCCGCTGGAGCTTCTGGATTGATCCGCATTGATTAATATAAGGATAAAAAAGTATGGCTAGTACCTTTATAAATGACCTTCGTCTCGAAGAAATGGCCACTGGCGAAAACGCTGGCTCTTGGGGTACGAAGACCAATACAAATCTTGAATTAATTGCAGAGGCTTTTTCTTTTAGTACAGAAGGAATAACTACAAACGCCGACACGCATACAACCACAATAGCAGATGGTGCAACTGATCCCGGACGATCAATGTACTTAAAATACACAGGAACATTAGATTCTACTTGCACAATTACAATCGGACCAAACACGGTAAGCAAGCTGTGGTTTATTGAAAACGGAACTTCTGGATCTCAAGACATAATTATCAAACAAGGCTCTGGCACTACAGTTACTATTCCATCGGGCGATACTAAAGCTATTTATTCTGATGGCGCAGGATCTGGCGGTGGAATGGTTGATGCTTTTGCCTCATTAAATGTTGGTGCTTTTACGTCTAATGGTTCTTCTACAATAACTGTTGCTGATAACAGCACGGCGTTGAATATTGTAAGTACAGACGCTGATGCAGATACTGGGCCAAGAGTTGATTTAACCAGAAACTCAGCAAGTCCTGCGGCAAATGATGTTTTAGGTCAAATAAGATTTATGGGCGAGGATGCTGCTGATAATTCTTTGAGTTATGTCAGTATGTTTGCTCAACTTATAGACCCAACCGATGGTGGTGAAGATGGTTCTTTTGAATTAGATGTACGGTTAGCAGGTAGTAACAGAAGTCGTATGATTTCAAATGCGACAGAAACTGTTTTTAATGATGACGGTCAGGACATAAATTTCCGCATTGAAACAGATGCTCAAGCTAGTGCTTTTGTTATTGATGCTGCTAATGACACTATCACCATGACAAATCAAGTTGTCACCATAACTCACGGTGGCAATGGAAAACAATTAGAACTTGTTTCTACAGATGCAGATGCAAGCAGTGGTCCACAGTTAGATTTATACCGTAACTCTGCTAGTCCTGCTGATAATGACAACGCGGGTAAAATAAAATTTATTTCCCGTAATGATAATTCTCAAGATGTTACATACTCAGAATTTTATATTACGACTCCTGATGTGTCTGATGGTACTGAAGATGGTCAACTTCATATTGATACAATGGTTGCAGGTACTTCAAGAAGTCGTATAAAGTTAATGCCTGCTGAAACAGTGCTTAACGAAAACTCTATAGACATAGACTTCCGTGTTGAAAGTGACAGCAACGCTAATATGCTATACGTTGATGCTGGAAATAATCGGATTGGTATTGCAAACACTGGTTACAATACTACAGCAGATTTAAATCTGCTAGGAAGGGGTCTTAGTCTTAAAAATGACCTAAATGGCAACAACAACAACTGGTCTTTAATTCAGAACGACACAAACAGTGATCAGGCAAACATTAAGTTTATTTCTGGCAGTGGTAACATGGAACTTACCCACGGTTCAGGATTAGTTATTAGTCCGGGACAAAATGGTTATCCTTTTGTTTTCAATGAATCAAGCAAAGACTGCGACTTCCGTGTTGAGAGTAACAACAACGCTAATATGCTGTTCGTGGATGGGGGGGATGATCATGTAAGTATTGGCACAGGCTCTGATCGTGGAGGTGTTTTAAATGTAGAATCTTCTGACAACAATTACACCGTAATGTTAAGCTGTACTGATGATGATTCCAACGCAGGACCGTGGCTAGGTTTTGATAGAAGAACAGGAAGCGCAGCAGATGGCGACACCATTGGCTCTATGGCTTTCTTAGGAAGAAACAGTGCGGCAGAACAAACAACTTATTGCGAAATAAGAAATCATACTACAGATGTATCTGATGGTACTGAAGACGGTCAAATGCAGTTTAAAGTAATAAGGGGTGGTTCACACACAAGCTTTCTGGAGCTTGGGGGGAATGTTGATATTAATCCCACTGCAAGTGGTGGGATAGATTTTCGCGTAAGAAGCGACTCCAATGATAATGCAATTTTATTAGATGCAAATGATGAAGTCACTTGTTTTGGCACTAGTAACACCTCTTTAGCTACACAAAATTCAGAGACAGGTGTTAATATCACTGTTACTGGAAGAATATTTTGTACAACCGCTAGTCACCATGATCTTAACATAACTAGCGATGGAGAGATGATTAGATTTAGAAGTGCAGCTTCTAATGAAGGAAACATATCTGTTAGCGGATCAACTGTAAGTTATAATGGATTTGCAGGAAGACATGAAAGTTCAGGAATACCTACAACAACAGCAAAAGGCACAGTTGTTTCAACAATAGATGAATTAGATGTATATTTCTCAGGTCCAAAACAAGGACAGGCTCGTGCCGACCACGCTAAAGTAAAAGTGTCTGATAGTGAAGGTGATGCTTGTGTTTATGGTGTTGTAGGTGACTTTACAGATGATGGATCAGTAAATGTAGTATCTGTTGGCATTGGTTCTATTCTCGTTACAGGAGCCTGTAGCAAGGGCGATCTTCTTGAAAGTAATGGTGACGGTACTGCTAAAGTACAATCAGATGACATCATCAGAAGTAAAACAATCGGAAAAGTAACAATCGGCGATAGCAATACAGGTGTAAAACTTGTATCTTGCGTCATGTATTGCGGATAACCCACAGCCATAAAGGAGAAATAAACAATGGCAATAACAACTAAATGGAGCGTTGATGATATGACGCGCAAAGACTCAGATGGAGGGGTATTTCTTGTCCGTTGGTCATTAACCGCAACTGATGGAACATACCAAGCAATATCGAGTGACAAATTAAATTGCACTGCTGACCCTTCTTCCTCAGATTTTATTCCATACGCTGATTTAAAAGAGACTGATGTTCTCGGTTGGGTGTATGACAGCCTAAGAGAAACAACGGATAAAGTAAAGGAAACTGCCGCTCAAGCTAAGAAGCGCATGGAAAATGAACGTACAGCAAAAGTTCAAGGTCAAATAGATCGTGCTGCGGCTAACTCTTCGGGAGTTCCTTGGTAATGGAAGATAAAAATGTAATAAATATTGATGGCAAAGGTTATGCTGAAGCTGATCTTAATAATCAACAAAAGTATCTGATCGCACAGTTAAAAGATTTGTCTGTTAAAACTAGTAAGTTGCGGGCTGACTTAGATCAAGTACAACGAGCAGCAGATAGTTTTCAAAAAGACCTTTTAGAATCTTTTAAAGAAGTTGTCGAAAAAACAGAACAAGAAGAAAAAGCATCTTAATGGAAATGAACGCGCTTATAAACATAGGATTAACTGCTGCAATAGGCGGTTTGGGTTGGTGGTTAAAATCTCAACACAGTGAACTTAGGCGTGTTCAAATTCTCTTAAATAAAACAAGAGAAGAGATGGCAAAAGAGTATGTCACTAAAACTGATAGCTCTACAGTTATGAATCAAATTGTTGCGAGATTTGATAGAATTGAAGAAAAAATAGATCGTCTAATGGAGCGATAATGTTGTCGAGTTGATCCTGACTCTTATTGTCTAAGGAGATTTCGTGAAACATGATCGATCCAGCAAGCGCAATCGCAGCCTGTACTCTCGCTTTTAATGGCATAAAAAAAGCGGTTTCCGTTGGTAAGGAAATAAGTGAACTTGGAAATGATCTTTCTAAGTTTGGAAGAGCTGTTTCTGATTTAGATTATCTTGGTAATAAAGCTAAAGATCCTCCATTATGGCGAAGGGTCAAGCCCGGATTTGACACATCAGCCGTGGAAATTTGGGCGGCACAGCAAAAAGCAAAAGAAATGAGGGAGGAATTAAAGTCCTATATTAGTCTATATTACGGGCCTTCGGCATGGAAAAGCATTGTGGCTATAGAGGCTGAACAGAGAAAACTTCAAAAAGAAGCGGTATATAAAAGACAAGAAAAAATAGATAATCTCATAAACTGGATCGTTGGCGGTATCATTATTTTAGGGGGATTTGTTTTATTTGGCTCAATGATATACTTTATCGGCAAAGCTAGAGGTCAGTGGTAATGGTTTATATTTTAGTATTTCTACATTTTGTTAATACGGATCATTTAAAATACTATCAATTAAAGACGTTTTCGGATTATGAGGAATGCCAAGTAGAAGCAGAAAAGGCAAAAATAATGGTAACACATTCGTCAATGACGGTGACTTGCCTCCAGCTTACAAACCAATAATAGTCGAAAAAGGTAAAAAGTTTGCAGCTTATAATAAAAATGGTAAGTTACTTATAATAGGATACAATAGAAAGATTGTTGAAAGGTACGCCTATGAACAAGAAAAATTACGATTTAAACGACAACGGCAAAATTGATCCAGATGAGCGTGACATCATGCTCGAAGATCGCCGTAGAATGATGGAAGACGCTGACGCCAAGCGTGACGCACAGCTTCGCATGACTTGGTTCGCGCTTAGTGGAATGGTTTTGTACCCATTTGCTATCGTTCTTGCCTCTTGGATGGGCTTAGAACAAGCCTCAAACTTACTTGCAGACATAGCAGCAGTTTACGTTGTCGCCGTGTCAGGAGTAACGGCAGCGTACTTCGGGTTTACCAATATGGGGGGTAACAAATGATAGGGCAGTTATTGGGAAATGCTATCGGTCCAATAGCAAATCTTGCTGGAAGCTGGATACAAGGAAAGGCCGATAAGACAGCAGCTAACGCAAAGTTAAAGCTTGTTGAGGCAGAAAGCAAAGCTGCCATTTTGATGTCAAAAGAAACCTCTACTGCTGATTGGGAAAGGATCATGGCAGAAAGTACAAAAAATTCGTGGAAAGACGAATTTATAACTATTGTCGTAATGATTCCAGTTATTTTATGTTTTATTCCGGGTCTAGAAGATGTTGTAAAAAATGGCTTTGATCGATTGGCCGAATTGCCAGAGTGGTATACTTGGTTAGTTTTCGCCGTATGCAGCGCCGCCATAGGAATAAGGGGCGGTAAACAATTTATGGGTAAAAAGTAATGTATACTTACTTTGTAAAATCAGTGGACAGAGTTGTTGACGGTGACACTGTAGACATAAGCATTGATCTTGGTTTTGATCTTACGAAGAAAGAGCGCGTTAGACTTGCTGGTATAGATACACCAGAAAGCAGAACTAAAAACCTTGAAGAGAAAAAATTAGGTTATGAAGCCAAAGAATTTCTTGAAATACATCTTATGAAAGCATCAAAGCTTACTGTAAAAACTGAGAAAGACGGCAAGTATGGCCGTATGCTTGGTTGGTTATATAAAACAGAAGAAGATGAAATGTCTATAAATGAGATTATGGTTAACGAAGGTTATGCTTGGTCTTACGATGGAGGAACTAAAGAAAAGAACCTTGATGATCTTTTAGCAAAGAGAAAAAAAGATGTCTGACAAGTTACCAAAGGTGTCAATTGCGGTTGTTGGAATAGTGATCGCTCAGATCGGAGGCTTCATTTGGTGGACGGCGCAGCAAGCTAGTACAATATCTAACCTTGAAGAGACTGTGAGCGTTTTGACTGTTGAGAACAATGCGACTGACCGCACCAATTTGATCAGGGATGTAGAACAAAATACTGAAAAACTTGCTGAAATAACAAAAATACTTTCAGAATTTTATGAGGATATGGAAGACGCAGACAACGAAATTTGGGATGAAACTGAAATGATCTGGGAAGATGTAGGCGGCATGGCTTCTCATATGATGGAAATAATTAAAATTCAGGCGCGTATTAAAACCTTAGAAAGCACTCTAGAATATCTTACGCGATCTCCCATACATTCGGATGCACGATAATGGAACAGACTATTGAAACCTTTAACGGTACTAAAAACGTAGAAATCAACACTGCTACTCAAGGAGACTTACAAGCAGGCATAGAGTTTATCTATCACATGCGAGAGCATTTAGTAGATATAGGTGCTGCTACTGTGTTTGGCTTAGTTGTTTACGGTTTAATTCTTTACATGAAAGCGAAAATAAAATGAGTAATGCTTTAAAAATTCTTCAAGAAAAATGTGGATGTACGCCAGATGGTTCATTCGGCCCTAACACGGCTCGCGGAATCGTAAAACACTACGAACTGTCGCCAGAACGTGGCGCACATTTGATAGGCCAAGTTATCCATGAAAGTGGATCTTTTAAACTTACACGCGAAAACTTAAACTACTCTGTAGAAGCAATGATGCGTGTTTGGCCAAAAAGATTTCCAACAGAAGAAAGCGCAAAACCATATTCTAGAAATCCAAAGGCATTAGCTGATAAGGTTTATTCGGGGCGCATGGGTAATAAAGAAGGCGAAGGCCACAAATGGATAGGCAGGGGTTTTTTACAATTGACCGGGTATAACAACGTCAGATCGTTTGCGTCAGATATGCGACTTCCAGATGTTTTAAACAATCCAACATTGTTAGAAGAAGATTATGCTATGGATACAGCCATATGGTTCTTTAGAAAAAACAATTTATGGAAAATATGTGACGAAGGTGTTAATGATGATGTAGTAAAGCGCCTGACACGCAAAATTAACGGTGGTTATACAGGTTTAGATCATCGCATAAAAGAAACTAAAAAAGTATATGAGTGGGTAAAATAACAAATGCCTTTGCAGCTTCTTAAATATGATCCCGGTATTGTTAAAGATATAACAGAATATGCTGCTGGAAAAAACGGACCGTTTTGGGTAGATGGTGATCTGGTTCGTTTTCGTAATGGCTATCCAACTAAAATAGGAGGATGGCAAGAAGAAACAATTTTAAGGCTAGACGCTAGTTCAAATGTTACGGCAACTTCTACTACTATCACAGGTATAGCGAGAAAAACAGCGTTTTGGAGGGCATTGACAGACGGTGAAGATTACATGGCAATCGGCACTCATAATCATTTGTATATTTTATTAAATGGTGCGCTGTATGACATTACACCTCTTAGAGACAAATCTAATGATGCAACTACAACTAATGAGGCTTTAGACGCCAGTGAAACTGAAATAGATCTTGTAAGTGTCACAGGATTTAAAACTGCTGGAACTATAAAAATAGACAGTGAAATTATAACTTACACAGGAATTAGCGGTTTAATTTTAACAGGATGCACAAGAGGAACAAATAGCACTTCTGCTGCAACACACGCAGATGGCGCTGTTGTAACTGAAGTTTTAATAAACCCAATAGCCACAACATCTGGTAGTAAAGTAATTACAATTACAGACGCAGCGCATGGTGCATCAACTGGTGATTGGGTAGCAATAAGCGGAGCTACAGCAACTGGTGGCATACCAGCAGATGAAATTAATGATTATTATGGTTATCAAATAACAGTTTTAACGACTGATACTTACACAATAACCGTATCAACAGAAGCGACATCAACAGTTTCAGCAGGCGGTGGCACAAGTGCAGCAATCGCATATTTAATTGGCATAGCGGATGGACTTGGATCGCAAAGCTCAGATCCAGCACTTGGTTGGGGCGTTGGTGGTTGGGGTGCAGAGGCTTGGAATACACCAAGATCAATTACAGCAGCAGATGTTGCTCTCGACAGTAGCTCATGGAATTTAAACCTATGGGGCGAAGATCTCATAGCTACAGTTCGTAATGGTGGAATTTATTATTGGGATACGTCAGGAGGCGTTGTAAACCGCGCTGTTCTTGTGTCTTCTATAACTGGAGCTGATAGCGTTCCATCTGTTGCGCGTGTAACCACAGTATCATTTCCAGATCGGCATTTCATTGCTGGCGGCTGTCAAGCATATTCTGCTAGTGGAGGTGGTGATGTTGATGACATGCTTGTGCGATGGTCAACACAGGAAGATTTTACCAAGTTCGGTCCGACTTCTTTAAATACTGCTGGCGACCAGCGTTTGCAAGTTGGAACAAAAATCGTTGCAATGGTTTCAGCGCGTGAAGAAACTATCATATCTACAGATGAAGCCATATATGGCATGACATTTGTTGGTGCGCCGTTTATCTTTTCATTTCGATTGCTTGCCACAGACGCTGGAGCGGCTGGTTTAAATACAATGATCAGTATAGATGGTAATGTCTTTTGGATGGGTAAACGAAATTTCTTCTCATATGACGGTATTGTAAAAGAACTACCTTGTCCTGTTAAGTATTATGTATTTGATAGAATGCAAAATCGATATATTGATAAGGTTGTTGTTGGTCACAACAAAAAATTTAAAGAAATTACTTGGTGGTATGTTAGCAACGACAATACAGCAGGCACATTAAATCCAGAAAATGATAGTTACGTTACATATAACTATGTCGAAGGTGCATGGTCGATAGGCACAATGGACAGAACAACTTGGCATGATACATTTGGATCTCGTAATGAACCATTCGCATTTGATCCAAATGGCAATCTATATGACCATGAAATAGGCACAAGTGCAGCAGGCGCAGCAATGAATTGCTTCATAGAAGGCTCGCCACGCGAACTAACGGCTGAAGGCGAAAACTTGTACATGATCGATAAAATCGTGCCAAACGTCACAATGTCTACCAATACATCTATGGATCTTTATCTAAACACACGCAAATATCCATCTGCTCCTGAAACTGTCAAAGGTCCGTTTGCTATGACCAGCTCTACAGAAAAACTTAGTGTAAGAGCAAAAGGCAGACAAATCAGCGTTAAGTTTGAAACAACAGGAACAGAAGATGATTGGTCACTTGGTGATTTTAGAATAAATACAAGAGCGGATGGTATGCGATGAGTACAACAGGAACTGGTTTAGGCGTTTTAAGATTACCAAGTCCACCTGAAGATTATAATCAGGGATACATGGCTCGCTTAACCAATACGCTTGAACTTGAAAAGCAATCTACTTATTTTGCTGCATCGATTGGCCTTACAAATGCAGTTGAACAAGCTGAAGCTACAGCGTGGTTTATGGCATAATGGCAAACAATTATAAAAATGCAAAAGTAGATTTAACAAGTACAGATGCCACAACTTTGTACACTTGTCCGGGCGCTACAACTGCTATTTTTAAATCTTTTTTAGTATCTGAAGACAGTGGAAATGCAGATACTATTACAGTCACAATAACAGATTCTAGTAGCTCAATTTTTAGTGTCTTTAAAACTAAAGCAATATCTGCTAATGCTACAGATGAGCTTTTAACTAATCCTCTTGTTATACAAGAGAACGAAATTATAAAAGTTACAGCAGCAACAGCAGATCGGTTGCACGTTGTGGCAAGTTTTTTGGAGGTAACCTAAATGGCTGTAGTTGTAGGGGATGATGGGCGACTTATTGCTACGTCAAATATACTTAATTCAGGACTAATACCTAATCTATCGCCAAATATTGGGGCTTTAGCTAATGTAGGTACTTCAGTAGTCGATAAACCAGTTACCAATGAAGACGGCACAATCACCTTGCCAACTATTGAATTAGCATCAAGAGATCCCGGCCTTGATATGGGTGTGATGCAAAAGATTTATGGCACAAAATACATGCCAATGTTTCAGTTTATTGAAGCCCAACAAACAGGAACAATGACTTATGATCCTTCTGAAGACTTGAACATGACTGCTGAAGAAATGGACAAGATTCGAGAAGAATTTGGAGAAGAGTTTGGAGTAAGCCCAGAATCTGCTTTGCAAGCACAGATGGAACGTGCATCTCAAAAAATAGCAGGGGCAACAGGAGCAGCGGCTGGTGGTGCATTTGGTGCTGCTTTAGCTGGAAAAGCTACTGTGGAAAATGCAGCAAAAGCTGGTTTTGGAGCAGTAAACCCACTTAACTTTTTAAATAAAGATAATGTACCACAGCAAGCTGTGCAAACTGGCAGAGGCTTAATTGCTACTGGTGCTGGAATTGATGGAGCGACTGCTGCAAATTACGGCGGCAGAGTTATGAACCGTCTTAATTTTGGCACAGAAGCTGGCGCAGCCAATCTTAAAGTCACTGGATATGCTGCTGGTGCTGACTTTATTACTCAGGTGGCTATGGGAGCAGATCCAATGGATGCTGCTAAAGACGCTGGTAAAACTGCTGTTCTTTCATATGTCGCAAACGCAATTATTCCCGGCTCTGGTCCGATTGTCGGGTTCTTGTCTAAATTCTTTTAAAAGGAAATAAAAAATGGCACGACAACCACAAATGAACCAACGCCCAGAAATGCCAGACATGACTGGGGCAAATATGCCAAGCGAACAGCGAGGCGCACCTAATGATAAAACAGTTAATCAGGCAAGGCAAAACATTATGCGGCCATCTTCACAGTTGGCAGCAGTTTTAGTTTCACGCCTTGGAGCGATGACAGAAGAGCAATTAGCACAGTTAGATCGTGCAATTACCCCAGAGGCGGCAAAGGCACTTCTTATGTTGTTGCCTGAACTGGGAGCATTAATGGAAGCAATTGCTGGTTCTGGTCAAGCAGGACCGCCACCAACACAGCCACCGAAAACAGCACAAACACAATCTAACCCACAAATGGGTGCGTTAGGCGGTATGTCATAATGCTAAGATTGGCGACAGTCGAAGATCTTTCTGAAATATTTATGATGTTAAATGTCATGCATTCAGAAACCATCGACTGTACTTCTCCAATTGATTCTGAGAAACTAACGTCAGAAATCAGCAATGCTTTGCATAGAGGTGTTGTTATAGTGTTTGATGTAAACGGTAAAATAGCTGGATCTATAGCTGGTGTAGAAAGCACTGACTGGTGGTCTAGTGAAAAATATTTGGCTGATATGTGGTTTTTTGTCTATAAAGAACATAGAAAGTCAAATATCGCGGCAAAGTTGATAAAAAGTTTTATGCAAATCGCAAGAGAAGCAAAAATTAAAATTAAATTAGGCCATGTCTATTCGGGAGATGGTGAGCGAAAAGATAAATTTTATGAGCGCCTTGGATTATCCAAAGTTGGTTCGCTCTATATGGAGGCGTAAATGGGCGGTTTTTGCACACCATCATACACTGAGCTACCTGATGCAACGAATGTTGTAGAAGGTACAGAAATTCCAGAATGGGTTGCTGCTGCTGGTCGAGAATTGTTCACTTCTGCCACAGGTATTGCTGGTTCTGAATATCCAATTTACCAAGGCGAAAGAACAGCAACTTTTGATGGCAGCAATTTAACAGAAGATGAACGTCTTGGTATGCAAATGTTGCGTGAGGGTCGCGGTGACTATCTTCCTTATATCAATCGTGCAGCGGATGTAGCTAATACATTAGGCGGTGGTTACGATTCTATGAGCCGTCAAGAACTTCTTGGAGATGAATTTCAAGCAACATCAGATGCTGGTCTTATGGGTCAATATGAAGGTGCAACGCGAGAAGAACTTCTTGGGCAAGGTGTAGATCCATTTTCAGTGGAAAATGCTCAAGAATATATGGATATTTATCAGCGATCTATGGATCCAGCCATTCGAGAAATAGAAGAGCAAATTACTCGCAATCAAAACGAGGCTAGAAGTCGAGCTGCAATGGGCGGTGGCGCTTTTGGCTCACGTCTGGGGCTTCTGGAAGCAACAGCGATTGGAGAAGGCGCAGAAGCGGCTGGCGATCTCCGCGCAAGAGCAGGACGTGAAGGTTTACAGTTTGCGGCTAGTAGGTACGATCAAGATGTTGCACGATCAGAGCGTGATCGTGAAGCTAGGTTCGGCGCAGAAGATGTCATGCGTGGTCAGTTTATGGAAGATCGTGCTGGTAGATTTGGCCTAGAAGATGCTAGATATGGTCGTTATGGCGATCAACGTGCAGCTCGTTTTGGTGCAGAAGATGCGCTTCGAACTGGTTTTGAGACAGATGAAGCAGCTCGCATAGCGCAAATGAACGCTTATCAAAACTTAGGTCCGATGGTTATGGATCTGCAAAATCGTGCAGCGGCTGGTCTTATTTCTTCTGGAGAGGCACAGCGTGTCTTGGATCAACGTGCGCTCGACTTGGCATACGCAGATTACATGGATCAAAAGCAGTATCCAATGGAAATGGTCAACTTCGCACTTGGTGCATTGTCTGGTACACCATACAGCACAAGAAGCCGTAGCTATGAGCTAGGATCTAGCTTTACTGCTAACCCATCAGTTTATGGACAGCTTATTGGTGGCATTGGTGCTGGCTACAGTGCCTACAAAATGGCAAACGATTAAAGGGTAGGTTATGGTAGTAAACAAAACACGACTTGGAGCCACAGGAAGCAGCCCAAATGATTTAGGTAATATGGGCGCTCTTAGGCCAATTCTTGGTCAATTGGCTGATAACGAAGATCGTGGACAAATGGCTATTGATTTTGCCCAGCAGCTATATCCAGCAGTTGAAAAGGCCGATCCTTATGAGGCTGCTCTGCAATTCTTCTTAGCTATGGGTCAAGGAGCATCAAAGCCCGGAGCTACTGTATTAGGATCTGCTGTAGGCGCTATGCAAGCACCAGCCGATTATCTTGCTGCCAAGAAAAAAGAAAAGAAAGAAACAGATCAGGCAAGAATGCAGACTGCTTTGTCTCTTGCGCCTAGTCTGAAGCCGGGCGCTGGAAAAGTTACATACCGACCAGCGACAGCAGAAGAGCTAAAAGACTATAATGCAACTTCTGGGCAGATGGGCAGTGATGGTAAGTTTTATGATTTGAGTAAAACTAATAGAACTGCTTCAACATCAACAGTTAGTGTCAATCCAGAAAACTTGGAAAATTTAAGAACTCTTCTTAGTCTTCCTAATCTTACTCCAGATGAAAATAACAATGTTGTTTTATCAAACGCTAATATTATTACGGCATCTAATCAAGGTTTGGTTGGTCCGAAGCAAGCTGTTCCAAAACAAGGTGTAGAAAAATATCTTCAACAAGATCGTGTTTTGTATTTGTCTGATGAAAATGCAAAGGCAAAACTTGCGGCTCTTGGTGTTAATGAAGGCGATACCGAATATGCAGATTTATTTAGTTTAATTACTACTGACGATCCTAACCTTATTGGTAGACCAGTTATACAAGCAGATTCATATATAAATTATTATATACCAAGAGCTGGTGAAGACTCTGAATTTAACGTAATTACAAGAACACCCGGTGGCTCTCCAGTTCCTGCTGAAGTGATAGATAGAAATGAAATACTCAAAGGTCTTAGTAAAATTGCTATAAAACAAAATCAAGTTATGAACGACCTACTACCAACGCTTGATAGTGCGATGACCGTATTACTTCAAAATCAAGATTTAACTGGTGCATTCCAAAGCTATACAATGCCAATTCGTAGCTTTATGTCTTCTGCGTTTGGCTTTTCAGATAGTGAGCTAGAATCTCAAAGATATTTAGAAGCAATATCTAATAAACTTGCTCCTCAAATGCGTCCAGTTGGTTCTGGTGCTACATCTGACATGGAATTTAGAGCGTATAAATCTGCAATTCTAACTATGGAAAATCCAGCCGTATCAAATTATCTAACGCTTTATAGTTTAGATAAAACGACTAGAAATGCTCAAAAAGAAATTCAGTTAAGGCGTCAGCTTCTTACTCAAAATAAATCAATAGAATACATTGAGAATAAAGTTTTAGAGCTTGATAAAGGAATTTATGAAAAGTTTGATGGGATTGATGCTGTAGATGAAAATGGTAACGCAAAATATAATACTGCTAATGAATATATAGCAGCAAGAAATGCATGGAAAGCATCTCTTCCTAACGGCGCTGTGATCTTAAACAAAGATTCTTCTGGAAATAAAATTTATCCAAATTCAGGAACTTTTATTATTAAAGGTTGGGGAGGTTAATAATGGCTAATTTTTCTTTAGAAGAGCTTTCTGAAATTGATGCTCAAAGTGGAGATCCAGACGCTAATCAATCTAATGAAGTTAATACTTCTGAAATTAATCAAGAAGAAGAGAAATCACTCCTTGAGCGTCTGGCTTCAATACCATCAGCTTTGAAAGATGCATATACTGGTGAAGGTCAAGAAATTGAATTTCCAGAAGTTCCAGAAGCAACTGACATGGGTGGTGATGCACCCGGATTTGTAGAAGGTATAATTCCTAATTTTAAAGCTATGATGGCTAGAGATGACGTTGGAAAATTAGAAATTTTTGAAAATTCATTTAAAGATGATCCACGTTGGGGGGGAGGCTTCCAAGATAAGTATGGTAATCCAATGATGATTTGGAATAACAAGCCTTACTATGTAAATAAGCCGGGGGCGTCTGCTCAAGATTTTGGAACATTCGTAGGGGAAATATACAAATATCTTCCTGCTATGAAAATTATGAAAAGAGCCAAAAATATAAAACAAACTATTGGGTTGGGAGTTCCAACATACGGAGCTACTGAGACTGGATCTCAGGCTTTAGAAGGTCAAATGACTCCTAAAACAACAGCATCAAAAGACAGGGATTTGTCAGATCTTGCTTCAGAAGTTGGAACGGCCACTTCAATTGGTGTTGGCGCAGATTTATTATTACCCCCTGCTGCCAGAGCAATTTCAACGCCTATAAAAGCTGGCGCAAGAGTAGTGAGCGGTGGAAGAGTTTTCCCTAGATTTAATCCTCAGTCATCACAGTTTCCTTTAACTCAAGGACAACGTACATCTCCATTACCAGACTCTAAAGCTGGACCGACTCCAAAAACCACTCCAGAACTTGAGCAAGAAGATGTTTTAAGAAGAGCGTCTTCAACAGATGCTGAAGCATCTATGGTTATAAGAGGATTTGATGAGCAGCAGCTTGATCAAATTAGATCAGAGGCACAAACATTACAAAGTGAATTTGGCTCTGGATCTCCGCTTACAAATTTAGATCAGACAGATATATCTGGAGTTGCAGCAGAAGAAGTAAAAGACATTGTTGGGAGACAAGCAGGCGATGTAAAAGAACGCGCAAGTAAAGCATATACAGATGTCAGAAACGCAAAAATGCCACCAAAAATGACAGTTGATGGTATTAGGACAAATGTTGAATCTGCATTGAATGCAGTCAGACAAGAAATAGGAATAACAAACGCAGAACTTGTTTCGATGCCTCTTCTGAAAAGAGAATTACAATTTTTGCAAAAGCTATACAAATTGACAGGCAAAGAAGGTTTTAAAGATCAACCTTTAAAACAAATTCATGGTTACCAAAAAAGATTAAACAGAACCGTCAGATCGGCAGAGCAAGGATCTCCAGAGCAATTAGCTTTAGGTGAAATAAAAAAAGTATTTGATAAGGCCGTCTTTGATGGAATTGAAGATGGTTTTATGTATGGCGATGAACTTGTGTTAAATCAATTAAAAGACGCAACTGAACTATACAAAACTTACATTGGCCTAACAGGTAAAGGTAAAGCCGCAAACTCAGCGCAAAGAGCAGCAAACTCTATTTTGGAAAAAATCACCAATCCAGATTACACACCTAGACAAGTAGCCAATGCAATTTTTGGTCATAGTAAATTTGCTCCCAATCAATCTATGCCTTTAGTAATTGATCGATTGAAATCAAACTTACCAGAAGAACAATATGAAGAAGTTGTTGGATTGTTAAAAGATGCTATACTTGAAAAAGCCTTTTCAGGTGCTGGTAGATCAGGTGTAACAAGGAGTAACATTGTAAACAATTACGATGATATTTTTGTAAAAAATAAAGCAATAATTAATAAATTGTTTTCTCCAGAAGAAATTTCTAGAGTGTCAAAGTTTAGAGAAGATGTAATGCCAACACTTTGGGCTGAGATTAAACTGAATCCTTCTGGGTCTGGCTATACATTGCTAAGTGCTATGACACGTTCAGGATTAATGAACTTTGCTAGAGGCATACCTATTGTTGGTGCTGATATTGTTGGAGCAGTCGAGGGAGCGCAGCAAAGATCTCAGGCATCAAATGTAATTAGACAATATGTTGCAAGATCAGGTGCGCCATTATTCTCTTCAATTTCTCAAGCAGCAACAAGACCAGAAATTGTAGAGACTGTAAGTACAGATCAATCTCCTAGTGCGTCTTCTATACTTAATAGCATTGATGAGGAAACTCGCCAAAAAATATTGGAAAGTTATCCTCAGTAGGATACTTCATCAGTAATCCTCCCCATTTACTTTTACTTTTGTGGGGCGCTGGATGATAGTTTGCTTTACACCATCACGGACGCCATGATCTTTTACTTTGGCCATGAAAGTCACTTGAGCGCCTTTATCCCAGTATTGTGTGCCTTTGTAGATGATTACGTTGTCATCAGCGTCACGGCAGATGTGAAGGTATGAGATGCCATACATGCCTTCTAGCTCCACGATATGCTTCACTGTGACTGCGAAAGCTTGACGCTCGCCCACTGTGCCAACAAACTCGCACTTGCCATCTCTGGTAGCCCACTCAGCGGCTTGTGCGGCACGTTTGTCCAACACCTTAACCATAGCGTTACGCATGTTAGGTGTAAGCGATCCAAACTTCTCAATACCTTTTGCACAAGCTGAAAAAAAACCTTCGCCATCTGAATCGTAATCAGAAACAAATTCGATGATTTCTTCTGCGCGATCATCAGTAGCAATCCAGTTTTTGCGCTTGGTATTGGCAGCGTTAGCTATTTTGCGAGCTTCAATTGAAGGGTAGTAGTTATGCTCATATTCGTGTGTTGGGTTATATGCCATGTTAATTTCCTCTCTCTATACCTATTATATAATGACAGTTGTCACAGATTACAATAGCAAGAAATAAAAAAAGAGGCCGAAGCCTCAATTTTTATGCTGCCTTTTTTTGCTGATACTCTTCAATCTCTTGGAGTTTCCAAAACACTTCTTGCCAATCGTATGAGCAGTGACCGTCAATTATACCTTCTTGAGAGTAGTCGAAATCGCCTTCGTAATCGATCCAGTACGCATTATCTCCATAGCCACTAGGCTCAATGCTGATCTCCATGCCCAGCTTCTTAGCAAGGCTCTGAGCCTTGGAACGGTAGTTGCGGTTAGTGTCAACGCTCTTAGGCTTTTTGGCCTCTGTGGGCGTTGTGATTGCTCCAGTGGAGTGAAGCTCGTAGACGTTTGCCACACGCGCTCTGCGCTTGACACGCTTGTCACGGACAGACGTTGGACTGCCAAGAATGCCACAGACAATGCGGCGACCTTGAACCAGTTGCCAGTGCCAACCAGCGATGATCAGAAACACGCGATCAGCAGTTCGCTCTTTGACTGTGGCCTTGAGCCATCCAGCAAGTGTTGGGCCAGTGGAGCGACCCAGCTTCATGCCAAATGATTTGTATTCGCTCTTGATGCCACACATCGATAGTGCGTCTGTGACTTCACGAACTGAAGATCCTTTAATGGATTTGCGTCCACTAACGTGACGGATCAATCGTGATGCCTCACCAGTAGCCATCCCAGTGATGGAACTGATGACTGCTGGACCACAGTAGCGATTTCTGTCAGCTTTGGTTTTGCCGTGATTGACTGGTTTGATGTTTAGATTTTTCATAGTGTTTCCTCTCTCTCTATACTTATTATATAATGACGATTGTCATAGATTACAAGGGGTCAAAGAAAAAAAAGTGGGTGTTATACCCACTCCTTTTGAATCTTTAAGCCTTTTATAAGCATTTCTTCGGCATCTTTTTTGTTGCCGCGCTTGAGCTTGTCGAGCGCCCATGCAACCCAACTTGCTGCGTGGGGCGACAGCAGCTCAGACTTTGGCTCTGGCGCTGGGTGAGGCTCTGGGGCGTTCTGCTGAATGCCCCCAACTTTGTTTTCGTTTAGCCAGTTCAGCAGATCCTGTTTCGATGTCGGTACTTCAACTTCGCGCCAGTCTCTTGGTGAATTGCGGCGAGCGTCTGCCTGTGTGCCAAACCATTGGCCTTTACTGTTTTGATATAGTCTCATTACACTGCCTCCATCATTTTGAAACCAAACGCTGCAACTTCATAAGTTTTTTCGTTAACAATCATGCGATCACCCATCATCGATGATCTTTGACCCATGCCATCTGGACGATGACGCAGTACGGTAACATCGTCATTGTAATCGCCGTTTGGCATTTCGCCACCATCACGCATTGGTAAAAATTCTTTCTTAATAGACCAAGAACCCATGACGTTGTTTGTGTAACGGTAAGCATACTCAAGTGCCTGATCTACGTCTTCAAAGCGTGATGCGTTAACTTCTGCTACATTTGTATATCCAGTAATTTCGCCATCGCGGTTGCTCTCTGAATGTTGTACGATGATTTTCATTTTAGTTTCCTTTCTCTCTCTCTATAACTTACATATATGACATCTGTCATAGATTACAAGGGGGGCAATGCATTTTTTTTAAATTATTTTATTTACTTATATTACACCATGCCATGATCTTCTTCTGTGTTCTATGTTAATGCCTGTCTCTTTTAAGGCGTCCACATAATCATCCAACTCTTCTCTTGCGGCAAACAATTCCTGTTCTATCCTTGGTCTGGCATCATCGCGCCTACTCTCATCTGCTAGATTATCAACCTGTCGTTTTAACCATTTTAGTTGTGACGCTTGCCATCCTGTTAACTGTTCGTCACCCATCAACTTTCTCCTTTTTTGTTTCTTGCCACCTTACATGCTCTGCCATTTCAGCAACTAAATGTTTGAAATGATCAGGATCGATCTTTGCAATTCTTTGACCATTTTCATAAATATGCAGTCCATCATCTCTTACTGTCCAGTGATATTTCCAATTCATTTTTTTCTCCCCCAGTTATCTTTTGCTTCCATTATTTGTTTCGATGCATCTGTCGCACCTTTGGCCACAATAACTTTGTAACCTTCATCTTCCAAATATCGAATGATCTCTTTTTGATCGGGGGAAAGTCGCCCACCAGATTGACGCTTCATTTCTACCCAGACATCCCAGCTAGGAATAAACAAGTCAGGAATGCCAGCCACAACGCCTTCAGCTTTAAATTTTTTACCAGCGCCCACCGACCTCTTGCCTCCATTTGGAATGGCAAAGATCAAAACTTTTGGAAATCTTGTTCGAAACCAATTTACAAAACCAACCTGTTCATCATGCTCAGAAGGGTATTTCTTCGAGACTGAAATCAACGTGGATGACGTTTTCCTTCTTCTCACGTTTCTCATAATCGAACCTCACAATTCTTTCGTATTTGCCATCAGGCTTTACTTGAATGCGGCTAGGCTTGTTCCAGCTTTGGCATTCATCCATTGCTTCGTTTGTGGTTTTTGCTTTTGCACCAAGCTGTGGTTTGCGCTGCATGTATTTAGTCGTGGCATAGCCACCATGATCAGGACACAGCCACTCAGATGTCTCTTTGAAAAAGCCATAGTGATACGTCACTCTCACACTGTCAGGCTTCCCAGCCTTCTGCCAGCGCCTGTACGTCACGCTTTCTACGTCAAACCATTCAGGCTTTACTTGTGTCGAAATCATTGCGCCATCGTAACTCTTACTTGCGTGGTTCAGCGTGGGTGGTGGAAACTCATGCCCACATTCAGGACAAATCAAACAAGCAATAGCCAAATGAGTCTGACACTTAGGACAAGTCTTGATCGGCGCTTCGCCATCACCATCGCCCCGGTCATCACGTTCTGGTTTTACTTTATCGATAAACCCATGCCGCTCGACATTCTGACCATAATCTAAAACCAGACAATTTTCTTTGCCTTCAAATGTTCGAGTGCCACGCCCAATGATCTGGACATATAAACCTGTCGATGCTGTCGCTCGAACCAGACCAATCAAATCAACATTCGGCGCATCGAACCCAGTAGTCAAAACATTCACGTTTACCAAACATCGAAGGCTACCGTTCTTAAATCTTTCGATCTTCGATGCGCGATCTTTCTGACTGTCTTCACCAGTCAAAACTTCGCAGTCGATCATGTGATCAAAAAACTCAGACTCCAACATATTTGCATGGTCAATGCCACTGGCAAAGATCAGCCAACTTTTACGATTGGCTCCAAGCGTAACAATTTCTTCAACTGTTTTACGCACCAGTTCAGGATCAGACGCAGCAACAGCCAAATCGCTTTCAACAAACTCACCACCTCGTTTCTTCACATTGGTCAGGTCGATCTGCTTCATGCCACCTTTACTGATAACTGGAGCTAGATAACCCTGATCCATAAGCATGGTAACAGGAATATCATAAGCAATGCCATCAAAGATTGCGCCTTCGCCCTTGTGCAAATATCCTGAACTCAATCGATATGGCGTGGCCGTCAGTCCAACAATTTTTACGTCTGGATTGCACTGTTTCAAGTCATCGATAAATCGACCATAGCGTGTGGTCGTTTTAGGTGGCAGCATATGCGCCTCATCGATAATCACCAAGTCTGGAGCTGGAACCATCTCGTATGCACGTTTGTATATACTCTGGATGCCGCCAAAGGTAATTGGCTTAGTCAGATCCTTCTCTTTCAAAGACGCGCTGTAGAAGCCAAAATCAGCCTCTGGATACAACTTTTTCAAACCTGAAGCTCCTTGCTCCAGCAGCTCCTTAACGTGGGCTAAAACCAGCACTCTGGTATTTGGAAAGCTCATGGCGTCTTGCACCATCTTAGCAATGATCGCTGTCTTGCCAGATCCAGTCGGCGCAACGATCAGTGGGTTTTCCCCTTTCTTCTGCGCCCAGTAATTGTACAGCCCATCAATGGCATCTTTTTGATAATCACGAAGTTCGAAAGTCATTTTGCTTTATGCTCCTTCACTATTTTTTCCAAAAACATCTTTGCTTCTGTTTGAGCTAACTCTTCTGCTGAAAATGCCTGTTCAATAAAAAACTCTGCAATGTTAGCAATTGTCAGTCTGTTTATTTTTCCCCAGTTATCTAACTTTTCACGCGACAAAAGAATGTTGAAAATTATCCAAGCAGCTTCAGTATTGTTGATATGATCTGGCAACCTATCGACAAATTCTTCTAAAGCGTCTTTCATCAACTCTTCACGCATTCCCATCTTTCATCCTTCCCTCAAATAACTCGCGGCTGTTTTCACAATTTCTAAAAACCTCGCCAGTATCTTGATCTTCATATTCCACCCAGTCTTCCCCAGCATCTGTAACTTTCAAATCCTTTGGCATCATTTGTGGAATAAACAGATGATTATCGCAACAATCGCTTTTTTCATTTATCACACAACTCCAAGTACCATCTTCCTCTGGAGTTGAGTGACAACATGTTCGACAATTTACTTCTGGTATTTTGCAACCATGACAGATCGCCCAATACGGACAAAACTTGCAGCGCCAATCGCTGGCGTCTTCTGATATGCGACTAGGTGGTGTGCTGGCAAAGACAATCTTGTTCGCCTTATCCAGCAGCCCCTGTGCTTCTTTTTTGTTTAGCTTGATCCGCTCACCATACATTTCATCTGTGTTTTTATTCACAGCAAAAAAGTAACATCGATCAATCCCGGATAAGATCATACCAACTTGACACTGCGCCCAGTAGACAGGCTTCGACTTTTCGACACCCATGTTTTTGGTAGCCTTAAAATTTTTGTCGTTCATCGTTTTGAACTCAAGCGTATGCGGCTTGCTGCTTTCCTTGAAGCCTTCTCCAACGCCATCCAGCGACAAGGCGAAGTGACCACCACAAGATTCGAACCTGACTTGCTTGCCAGTCTCTGGATCTCTCTCCCAGACTGTTACGCCTACCGCTCGAAGGTTTGATACAATTCTGCTTTCTTCACGATCACCAGTTTCAAACAATCGCAACACACGCCCATCAAAATTAGGCGTCCATGCGTGTCTGAACTGATACCACAATGCACGACTACACTCATTGCCAATCTGACTACCGCCAAGATGAGGTCGATGTTCATTCTTTCTTTTGGCTTGATAGTGTTTGTAAATGTCCTGAATAGTTTCAGGCGTGACAAATGCTTCAAGTTCCATCAAGAAATTACTCCAATCAAAGCTAAGATAATTACGACACCAGTGTGAATGACAATATATTCAAGCATCATCCTTCATCCATTTGTAATTGAAGTTTTGAAAAACTTGATCCAAAATTTCCATGATTTCATCTGATGGTTTTTCATAGACAACCTTCGATTTATCTTTGTGATCGAAGTAATGCTTTAAGCTAATTTTATGTTGTTTCATTTTACTCTCCTTCTGTTCATAAAATGGGGCGACACGCGCCCCATCACAAAACAGAAATTAGCGTTTCCAAGGTGGCGTTGCCGCTCCGTTGGCCACTGCTGGCTCTGCTGTCGCGCTTACAGTTTCCGCTACAGGCTTAGTTCCACCTGATGCAGAATCGTAGCCTTTTACATCGTTAGATGCTTCATAGCCGTTCTCTGCTGGTCTGACAGACACTTTTACCATTAGTGGTTTGTCGCGCAGCTCATCGCTGTTCTTCGGGTTCGGAACTTCGACTGATCGACAAATTGATGCCAAAGCGCGTTGAGCAATCTCAACAGCAGTCTGGTTTTTATTGTTCAAGTTCAAGCGATCAAAAACTTTACGACCAGTAAACGGTCCTTCGATCACCTCAATGGTTAGCTGCAAGTATGAGCCATCCATTGCCTTGGTCTGACGTTCTTCAGTGTCAGTTATCACGCACTTGTACCAATCCGCTGGTAGCGGATCGAAAGAGTTTACAGGTTCGTGGTTCATTGCGTTAAAGCCATTAAGATCCATTTTTATTGTCCTTCTGCTAAATACTGGTGGAATGGATTGCCGCCATCAAATGTAAATGGCAGCGGTTCAGTTATGTTGAAACGATTTTTGGTAACGCTGGACGCCTGTGGAAAGCACAGGATTTCACGTTCTCCAGTTGAGATGGCGCGTTTCTTTTCGCCATCGCCTCTTGTGAATGTCTTCAGCCGAATCAGTCCGACCAGATCGACATTATCAGTGTAGTGCGGAATTGCCTTCTTATGCATCCGCACAGTGTATCGGGCAAATGGATCCATGTCTGGTAGATCCAAAGTCTCCGTATCGGCATGACCAATAAACACAACATTCATGTTATTGTCATAGGCCAAGGCTCCAGCCCATTCACGGATCTGGCGATGCTTCTCAGCGGCTGTGCTGTACCCAGCTCCGTAGCCACCCCCAGCTTGATTGATAGACTTTGCCTTGGGATCTGCCCCAACAATCTCGCTCTCGACCATTGTGGCCAACTGCGTAATGCTGTCGATCACCAAAGTTTTGAACTCATGTTTATCTGTTGCCAGCGCCTCAATTGCGCTGAGAACATCGTCACTTGATGTTGCAATAGGAAACAGACTTACATTGTCATTTCCTTGCAAGCTTGCTGTGCCATCCTCAGTTCGAATAAAC